AGCCCACTTATACTTCCTGCAAACTAAATTTCCACATATAGTGCATCTTATTTCCTCTATTTCGTTGTTTTTTTTCTCTTCCATAATATTCTCCTAATATAAATATAACATAATATTTTCTTATTGTCAACTATTTTTTTAAATTCCTAGCATATCTCTACTTACTGTACTTGATGCTCTCCCCACATTCGTTGTCGCTCCTAAAACTTCTGTAAATAAACCAGCTAGACTGTCAACACTATCGTCGTGCTGCTTTTTTCTTACGCTTTGTGCTGTATTTTGATTAAATTTAAACACTTGATTCAACGCATCATTAAACATTTTATCTCCTTTTATACTTTCTCTTAAAGGTATAACCAATCTATATTTTGTTGCCCTACTTCCTCTTATCTCCGCTTGCCTTGCTAAAATCCTATCTAGCTTTGACTTTGTACTTGGTGCTGTTTTATCATCAAAAAAACATCCTTTATAACCTTCTTTTTCTACTTCTTCTTTTACTGCATCTTTATATTCATCTCCTCCATTATTCGCCTCAAAGCATACTCTACTTATCTGATAGTGTATTATTTTAGATTTTACTACAGGTTGTGTTACACTTTTATCCTTTTTATTTATAAAGTACCAGTCTATCAAATAGCAGTCTCCGTTCTCATATTCATCTACTATCGGCAATGATAAATAATCATCTCCACCCCACGCGACATCACAAAACGCTATTGTTCTTATATATTTATCATTTCTTTCATAACTTGCTAAATTGAACTTCCTAAATTCTTTTTCATCAAATAATATTCCTTCTCTTTCCATAGGCTCTTGCATTATTAAACAACTAAATGATACTGGGTCCATTAAATCCCTATCTTCATGAAACATCTCCGTCGTTATCGCAAACCCATACTTATAATTAAAGTTACTTTCATCATTCTCATTTAGTCCTGGTATTCTTATTCTCATTAATCTCTCTGGTGCATGTTCTTCATAATATTGTATTGTCCTACTAAGTGGATCATTTATACTAAATATAGTACCATTTAATAGTAACTTGCAATCTCTTTGCATACGTTTTTTTAGTGTTCCAGTAAATTCAATCCATTTTTTATCCATTATGTCTTTATTAGTTGCCTCTTCTATGTCTTTTACTAAATCATCACAAGCCAATATGTTATGTGCCCTTGTACGTCCTGTTACTGAACCATCAAAACCTACACAATACAGCGTATACTCTGAGTGTGGCTTCTTCCTATTAGGCTCATCCGTATAATCTAGTGACAATGTCTCTGCACTTCTATATATCTCTCTTAACTTTGGAAATATCTTTCCATAATTGCCTTTATCATCATGCACTATCGCATCTATTCCATTAAAGCCTTTATCTTTTGCTATCGCAGCTGAATAACTTACAAACATATTAGGTTTACTTGGCTCTTTACCTATAGCCCACGCTAAAAATTCTTTTAAGATTTGAGTTTTTCCCGTCCCTTGTGGCATGCTTACCGTCATTATAGGTCTATCTGTTCTATAATAAAATAATGAGTATTTCCTCGCTACTTCATTTAATACCATCGTCCTTGGTGCTATAAACTGTTCTTGCGGTGGTATTCCAAACTCTAATGCTACTAAAAAATACTCAAACAAATACCTCGCTAAATAATAATACGTCTCTTGCATTACTTTATACAAATTTCCCTGCTCCTCTACACTCTCCGCTTTCCTTATCTCATCATTTATACTTACCGCTATCGCTATCCCTATCTCTACACTCTCACTATATTTTAACTTCTTCTCCCTTGCATCATATACTACTTTCTTTACCTTCTCTTTATCCTCTATTAACCCTAAATTATACCTCATTATATTCAACAACTTTAACCTATTCCCTATACTCATCGGTGTCTTTATCTCAAACAGATTATACCTTATTTTTTTTACCTCATTTCTTAACCTCTCATAGTCTATCTCTTCTTCTCCCATCTCTCAACCTCCTCTATCGCCTTCTTTATATCCTCTATCTTTATACTTTCTATTATCCTATCTATCCTTTTTAACGTTTTCCTAAAATTATTCATCTTATAATCCTCCACATTGTAAATTTTAAATATATTTCAAACCCTAAAATAATTACAGCTACTATTATTAATATTCCTAGTCCTGTGCTAATATCTTTAAATACTTTTATCCCTTCTATAAATATAAATATACCTGATATTACTAAAAATATCGTAAATATTATGTCGATTACACTTATTGCCATCTTCTCCCTCTCCTTCTCTCTCCTACTTCTATTCCATATTTTTTCCCTAAATCCTCTAATATTACTTGATTTACACTCTTCCCCCTTACTCTACTTTCCTTATTTAACTCATCATGCAACCTTACAGGCACTCTTATACTCCTCTTTACTACTTGCTCCTCTTTCATCTATCCTCACTCTCCTCTTAAAGCTTGATTATTAAATCTCTCATCTCCCTTTGATACGCATCCTCTATACTCTCCATTATCCTTTCCATTAATCTTCCAGCTTCTTGCTCATCATAACACCCCTTTACACTCACTAACTTGCCTTCATCCGTTAACCCTACTACTGTATTTCCTCTTACCTCTAAACTTAACCTACTTACATTTACTACCCTTCTATTCTTTTCGTCTATTAGTCTTATATCCATATTTTTTCTCCCCTTTCTTCCCCTCTATTATATCATATTTGGTGGCATTTTGCAAGGGTAATGTGGTGGCAATAATAAAAGTTTTGTGGGCGGATGGGGGGATGAAATAGGTTTTATGTAAACTTTACATAATAGGGGAAGGGTGGCACATTGTGGCAAGGCATAATGAGCATATGTTATATGTTGCTTTTGTTTTAATTTGCTTTTTTTGATGTTCTATTTTATCATTCAAACAAATTTCAAATATAAAATGTGCACAATAAAAAAATAAGGTATGCACCCCAAAAAGTTAGTGTCATTGTATTATTATGTAAATAAAAAAAGTTTTAAAAAAGTAAAAAAGTTTTAAAAAAGTAAAAAAAGTTTTATAAAACACTTGACAATGTATCAATATAATGTTATAATAATTATAGTTAAAGATTAACAATAACACTTAGTGGCGGTTGGCATACTGCTATAATATATATTTGAAAGGTGGTGCGATTATGTATAACATATTTGAAATATTAGTTATTCTTATTTTTGTATTATGTATATTTTTATTTATTATTTTTTCCGCTTCTGCACTGGATAGATTGCTAAATTACTTGTTGAAAAAAGAGTTGCAAAAAAGAAACAAAATAAAAGTATTAAAACACAAAAAACATATATTTAATATATGCAATTCAGCAACATCAACATTATGTCAAGAGTTTATCGGTCAAAGAAAAAACTATACAAATGAACTTATAAAAATATGTAAAAATTTTTAAAAAAATGTAAAAAACACTTGACAACATATTGTATAAATGGTATAATAATTATAGTTAAAGGTTGAGCGGTTTGGTAATGGTGTTATTGAAAAAGTAGAAAAAGCACAAACGCAAAAAAACTTTAAAAAAATTTATTAAAAATACTTGACAATGTATTGCATATATGATATACTTATATCAAGTTAAGCAGTGAAAAGCTAAAGTCTTCACAGAATAGTTGAATTTCTAAAAATAATATTTAACAGTTTGACGGCTAAAGTCTACAAAAAAATATTTTAGGAAAGGGCGACAAAGTCGCAAATGGTGATTTATTATGTATAATTATTTGGAAAATGTAAAAGAGGATGTTAAAATGTATATTGATGAAAATATAAACTTAAAAGAATATACGCAAGAAGAGTTAGAAGAATATTTGAACGAAACTTTATTTGTAGAAGATTCAGTTACAGGAAACGCAAGCGGATCATATACTTTCAGCACATACGAAGCAGAGGAAAATCTATGCCACAATATGGAATTATTACAAGAAGCTTTAGAAAATTTTGGGTGCGGAATTGAATATCTAAAAAGAGGAGCGGAAGCTTGCGATGTGACAATAAGATGTTATTTATTAGGACGAGCTATTGCGGAAGTATTAGAAGAATACAACGAAGATAACTTCAAAAGTAATGAGGAATAAGAAATATAGTATAATTTTATAATAAAAACCGCTTCTTTAAATAGAAGCGGATCATAAAATAAAAATGAAAGGTTTTGGTGATTAGTATGAAAAAATGGGAAAATAAAGAAAAAGTAATTAAGGAATTAGGAGGGAAAATTGAATTTGGAAAATATCAATATTGGGATAATGTTTGTTTTGCAATTTTTGAAAATGGTGCGAAAATTCCATTAGTTTTTGATTGTTTTTGTAATGGCAGTTGGACAATAGATGACTTAGAAAAAGTAAATATTTCTAAGAAACAAATATTAAAATCTATACAATTTGAGCTTGAAAAATACAAAAAGTACGGCTATTGTGAAAATTTGGGGCACTTTGAACTTATAAATAATAATAATTTAAAATTAATATTTAATTATGAAGAAGCGGTTTAAACCGCTTCTTTTGGAAAGGATGGTAAAAATGGGCTTAAATGATAATATATACACAATATCGAAAAGCATTGTAAGCGAGAAACAAGAGAAGGCAAAGCAAAGAGAAGAAAAAGAAGTTTTAGCAACTGAAAGATCAAATGTAAAACAATTGTTATTATTAGAATTAATAAACGCAAAAAAAGAAAATATCAACATTTATACAGACGACTCAAAAGATTTTATAATTCATAGTGTATTGGATAATTATGTAAACAGTCTAAAAGACGAATATAAAAAAAGATTTGAAACTAAGTACAAAAAAGAAGTGCAACAACATATTTTATTATATTATTATAATGTATGTTCACAAGCAGAACGCATAGCAAAAAAGCAGCAAGAAGACATAAACGACTATAAACAGCAAATAGCACTAGAAAAATGGGAGTTGCAACATCAAAAGATGCAATTACAAATTGAGAGAGAAAAGCAAAAACTAGACATACAAGTACAAAAAAACAACTTGAAGCAACAAAAAGAAGCGGAACGAATAAGGCAACAGCAAGCACAACAAACGAAGCAAAACATAGATACGGCATTTAAAGTGTTAGCAATATGTTGTAAAGTAATGTTATACATGACCTTTGCACCGTTCTTAATATTAGCGTTGTGCTGCGGTGGATTCCTGGGTGGTGCAAGTGGAAAAGGTAAAAAAGGGTGGTTTTAACCATCTTTTTTTGTTAGCTTTTTTTATGTTTACATAACGTTGCTTAAATAATCGTTTTTAAGCCATTTTTATTTTTAGGTATATAACTATATTACTTGACAATATAATTGCCTTATTTGCCATTCTCAGGCTTTTCATTCTGCTATATGTATTTTCATTTTTTAAGATTATGGCAATTTTTGGGCGAAACATTGCGCAAAATGCACAAACTACGCAATGTTGCAATTCTACATAATAAGTTACTTCAAAAACATTGCACAAAATTTGATTTTATGGTATAATGTCGCAGCAAGTAGATTTTTCTACTTGTTTTTTTATTCCGTCCGATTTTTTCTACTTTTCAGGCTTGCACCGCTCTCAAAACCTAGCCCTGC